GAGCTTGTGGTGCTTCGTTCTTTTTGGCGTCACCGCGCATTTCAGAGCGCATCTTTCTTGCCGTATTGACTTTTTCTTTTTCTTCTGGCGTCAGATCATTGTAGACGTCGACTGTTATTCCGTTTGATGTGAGTGAAGTAGGAACTCCACCTTCGAGCGTAGCAGTAACAGTAGATGGAGTCAACCCATATTTGATAGCAAGTCCAGCGATGCGCTTATTCTTAATCTGATCTTCATCGAGATCTTCACCAGATGTTACTTTTGATGGACCACCAGATGTTGATCTGCTTTCATTCAAGTCTTTGAATCCTGGATACCGATATGCCGGACCAGCACTCGGAGTAGGAGTTCCGTCACCAGCATTGGCTGTTTGTTTACCTACTGGTGTCCCATCTGCATTTCTAAGGATCTGTTCTGTATTGTCAAAGTAACGACCATCTTTAAGAGTGATGATGTTACCTTTGATACTAGCGATAACATTTTTTGCTTCTGAAGGCATTTTGATAATACCTTCACGCATCAGGAAATCTGGAGGAGATAGTTTCTGACGGCTAATGTCTGCTCCCGCATTAGGAGCGTTCTTATCTGCTTCTGGTCCTTGAATGACTTCAGCTCGTTTAGCTCCAGATGAAATAGAACGATCAAAGTTTTCAGCGCCTAGTGGATCAGCTTCTTGTGCTTGCTTTCTGTGATACCCTAATGCAATCATACCACCAGCAACAGCAGTAATAGGAAGTGCAGCACTACCAGCAAATGCACGAGCACCTTGCATTAATCTAGGACCATATTTCTTAGCTACATCAAATGCGTCTTTTGCTGTTTCAGCCAAACTTGCCAAATCTAGCATAGAATCTAGGAATGACTTCTTTTCTTCTGGTGGCTGCGGCTGTGCTTGTTCAGACGACTGAGCTTTATCAACAAGAGAACCTATCGTCGTAGGAGTAGATGAAGCCGGAACTGGTGTAGCCATAATAGAACGTAGGAAATCAATCTTGCTTTTATTCAGCTGTTCATTAACGTCGCGGAATCGTCTCGTAATATCTCTATTGAGCTCTCGCGTACTCTTTATCAGCGCATCGAATGACTTCATGATGTTTTTCGAAATATCTTGAATACGCGATAGCTCTTTTCCGATGCCGTCGAATGCACGACCGATAGTCTTGAACATATCGTTGCTTAGGAAGTTAGATGATACCTTTTCTACGTTATCATTAGATCCAGTCATAGATTTGCCAAAGAACGCACTTACACCAGGACGTTCGAAGGACTGTCCACCAGATACTAGATTAGAAATAGCCATTAGAATAACCTCATAGCTTTACCAAGCGCGGCTCCTGCAACCATCGCTAGAGGATTAAATCCTGACGGCCCGCAATCGCATCTGCTAGGAATGCTGCTTCCTGTTCTTACAATTTGTGTTGTGTTGACTGTTCGTGTGTTATTTAATACAACTGTCTGAATACCTCCGCCCTGCGTGCCTTGCTGAATAGCCTGTGCAGCAGAAGCGTTCGCGAGCGCAGCGCCAGCGACTGCAGTAGGTGCTGTAGGAGTAGAAGCGACAGCTGTTCCCGCAGCAGCTTCGCCTCCACCAGCAGGAGCTGTGTAATTACTTCCTCCAGCCAATTGAATATGCGGCGGATCACTTCCTCCAAACGGATATGTAATACCATACTTCGCAAGGATACCTTGGAAATCAGATCCTACGCCTGGACTAATATCCATCGCCTGTCCGCGTCCGTGAGCAGATCCTTTTCCTGATCCAGGAACAGTATAAGTCTGTCCCTTATAGGTAATCGTAGTTGTTTTCTCTGGTTTCGCTGGAATATGGATTCCTGGTTCCTTTAGGATATTACCACGCACCCATAGCTGCGCTTGATACTCGTCTCCACGATACGCTGAGTTGATACGAACGGGCTTACCATATTCTTTTGCTGCTGCGAATAGTCCCTGCAGCAGCTTAGGATCAACCTTTGAGATATCAACTTTACCAGACTCGAATGATACGTTCGCTGGCTTTTCGCCAGTCATTTGTGCAGTAGCTGCTTGATTAGCTGCACCCGCTGCGCTTACGGCTGTAGGAGCTTCTGCTTTCTGTGGAGCACCTGCTGTAGCTGCTGCTTGATTAGCTGCGCCAGCTGCTGCAACCGCAGTCGTAGGAGCACCACCTTCTCCACCAGCACCACCTTGCTTCGTTACTCTGCCCGTCTTAAATCCTTCAACCTTTTCCATAGAATTAAGCATAGCAGTTCTTTGCTGTGCGTTAAGCTGTGACAAAGGCGTAGATGCTGGAACGCCGATAGCTCCTGCTACAGTTGCAACGTAATTCTGAGTGTTGTTTTCGTTAGGAGGAGCGTAGCGATAAATGGCTTGCTGAATATTCATTCCAGCATAACCCTTTCCCTCAAACAACAGAGCTTCTTTTGCTTTACGCCCTGCATCATATGATGGGAAAATAGCAAAGCGTCCGTCACTTCCTAATGCACCGAATTTCTTAGCGAAGTCACCAAATTGAATATTGCCTGGATTATTATTACGCCAGTTGCGTGCTCCGTCGCGTCTTTCTGTAGATCCGTCAGCAAGCTGCACGACGTTAAATCCAGCGCCAGCTTGAACGACTTTAACAACTTCACCTGGAGCTGCGCCAGCGCCTGTTGTTCCTACGTCTGGGGACTTCTGTGGTGTTCCGGCTCCAGCGCCAGTACCAAGTGATGCGGTCTGCTGTGGAGCACCAAGCATAGCTCCTGGAGCGCCGGCTGATCCACCTGTCGTAGTTCCTTGTGGAGCACCGCCTGCGAGCATAGATCCTGGAACAGCTGGAGCACCTGGAAGTGGAGTAGCTCCCGAACGATCTACTGCTACAGATCCCATCTCACCTTTAGCCATTGAGAAGTGCATAGCGTCCTTTGATGAACGCCAGTTTCCTCCCCATCCTAATCCATACTTCGAAGCCATTTGTCCTACGTTCGACGGCATATCCGTAACAAGACGTCCGTCGAATAGATGTGGATTCTGTGCTGGATTAATATCAATCGCTACGCCGAGTGAGTGATAGCTCTTTGTTCCTGTTCCTGCGATATTACGATTAGCATATCCGCCAATGCTTTTAATTTTATATCCGCTGTTCTCAAGCTCTGTAACAAATCCCTGGAAATTAGCTGCATATGGGGATGCTACGTCAAATGCTTTTCCTCCAGGAGTTCTAATCGTAGTCATTCCTGGAGTTTTACTTGGCGTTCCTGCTGCGCCTTGCTGCTGTTGTTGAGCTGGAGGAGCAGATGTAGCACCACCTGGAGCAGGAGCAGGAGCTTGCTGTGGCTGTTGCTGGAATAATGATCCGCCAGCCGCACCTGTAGCTGCTGGTTTATTTTCCCCTAGTTCTGGACGAGCTCTTTCGCCGTCATCCAGTTCTCTAGTTGATATCTTAGGAATATTTGGCTGTTTAGTAGGAGTTGCATTATCACCAGAGAATAACTTATATGCGCCGTATGCAGCTGCTCCACCCACAGCAGCGCCAGCAACAGCTCCGCCTGCTACTGCTGCGACATTTCTTTTAGTTCTAATTGCGCCAATACTCTGCGCACGTTCTTGAACCTTTTGCTCCTGCTGATCACGCTGTTCAGGTGTCATAGTAGCGACACGTTTCTGATAACGCGAAGCAGTCGCTGGTTGCTTAGGAGCAGCTGTGCGCTTTGCTCCACCAGTTTTCTTAGGAATAGATGTTGATTTCTTTTCGCCGCTTGACTTCGTAGGAGCTTTCACTCCAGTCAGCAATTCCATTATCTTTTCCTGGAACTCGTCGTTCTGTTTAATTAACGAGTCAAGGATCATACTGTTTTGCGTAGCGAAATTATCTAATACGCTATGAAACTCTGTGAACACAGCTCCACTACGACTAACCATTTGATTATTCGTAGCGATAACACGCTCAGTCATTTTGCCAAGCTGTTCGATCTTGCTGTTTACTTGCTTTTGATTCTTTTCGAATATAGCCTCTTCGGTCTTGCTGAGCGCTGGCTTTATTCCTAGACTCTTTTTAATAGCATTTGCTGTTGCGTCTTTCTTGACGAGCATCTCAGCAATCTTTGGAGGAGCAGGAGTTCCATCCTTATCAATAATAGTCCCATCAGGACCATAATAGAACTTCTGCTTTCCTAGAGCGCCGGCCACTTCCTTGAGCTTGCGGCGTTTCTTACGAGACTTAGCTTGTTGAACTGGAGGAGGATCAGCCGGTGTCGCAGGCAGATTACCGATCGCTTCGGCGGCTGCTTTTTTAGCTTTCTCGCTACCCTTTTCTAGAATAGCACGAAGGATCTCTTCGTCATTTCTATCAGCCATTTACCGCCTACGTTTTTCTTGTTCTTCCTTTAGCTTTTCAAGATGCTCGATGAGCATTTTAACATAGATATCCCTCTCCCACGGAATCATTCCATCTATATCACTCAGCGCATATTTGTGATGCTGCATTAACGAAAAGTTAGTCTGGTAATAATTCGCCAGAGTATTATGAGAGAGGATCATTAAAAAAAATCGGACATACCCTCTAGCGTAACCTTATCTTCCTGTCCACAGCCACGGCACCTATAGCTGAATGTATGACGCAGCTTTGGCATCGTAGAAATGAACTGCATAATGCGCATGAACTGCTCGTTATTCAGTGATTCAATAAAGTCAATCGAATCTTGCATATTATCGGGCTCGTAAACGCTATCTTCGTCATATACGCTCACGATGCACTTAGCCAACATTTCGATTTCGTCAGCGCCGTCAGATACCATACGAACATCGTTGATCGTAGGATAACGCAGCTCAATTCCCAGTCTATCGTCGAGCTTCACTTTATTAGTATGATCAGGGTCTTTATGAACCTTTACCTGCTCGAGGTTGATTTCCACGGGAGTTACTGCGTCACACGCGATTCCCTGATAATTAACTCCGCCAGTATGACGGTACTCTAGCTTAACGATTTCGCTGATCGACTTTGCTCGAATATTCAAAAAGATGTATTCCAAATCGAAATACGGGATCTTTTCTACGTCGAACGTATCGTCAACGACACATGCTGAAATAACATCTTTCACGGCGTCAATCATATCGACAGTATCTTCAGATTGAGCAGCCATAAGCAGAGCTTTTTCTTCTTTGACTAGGAATGGGCGGAATGAGATACGCTTACCAGTCGAAGGAATTTCTAATGCAAATCGCGGTGCTGCTAGTTTCGGTAAAGCCATAATTTACTCCATGTTGTTATTAACGATCAAATGCGCCAGCCGGTAGATCTTTAATATAATCAAAGGCTCGTGCTTTCTTATCTGTTTCTGCTAGTGCGTTGCTCAGATATGTTCGCTGAGCTTCAAGAGCATAACGATAAGTAATTTCTACTTGTAGCTTGCCATATCCCTCGTCACCCCAAGCCATCTGAATATCATTGATGTTCGATGGATATGCTTCAAGCAATCGAATGTTGTATGTTTCAACGTATTTTTCTGTGTTTCCTGGAAGTGGATACGAATACTGAACGATATCAATCTCACCAGCTGCGTCATCGTAATACTTCGAGTCGAACGGACTATCCATCACACCGTTAAATGACGTGCGAGAATGTCCAATGAAATGGTCTTGCCAACGCATAAAGGCTTCGCGCTCGCGCATGTCCTTTGATAGGATAACTGTGAACGACACGGGCTGATGCGTAAAGCGATAAGGAATACGTCTTACAGGGCCATGATAGTTCTGATCTAGCGTAGTGAGCGTTCTTCCTGGTAAATTGACAGACTCAATACGATACGCCATACCATTACGCATCATAGGAATAATGATACGAGGTGCTTTAAGAATTCGCGCTTCGAAGAATCCGGTATGTGCGATACCAGACTGAGCGATTTCTGAGTTGAAGTCTGCTACGTTAAATGGCATTATTAGATCCTATTGCGGCTATCCGCATAAATGCGTGACTTATTAGCTCCCACGAATCTGTCAAGAGGTAAGAATAATGCCATTTCCCATTCGGTGGGTTCGATATAAAAGAAACGTGATTGAACGTGTGAAATAAGATATCGCTTGATACACGGCTTGAAGAAACGATAACGTGAAGCCTGCTGTAGTATCTGATACGATATCTTGAGCTTGGTAGTTTCGTCGATTTCTTTTGTCGACATCGTCTTATACAGCGCATCCATTAGTCGTGCGCGAAGTGGTAGCGGGAGATAGTGTAGATTAATTCCTAGGAACGATCCACCGCTAGCTGCAAAGCCACCAGTTCTAGTAGATGCAATAGGAAATACGAGTGGGAAACGATCGTAATAAGGCAGCGTCTTTTTGCCCTGTGGATCATACTGAAACAGATACATACGACCAAGCATCGGCTTATCTGTCAGTCGTGTATTATTGCTGCGCATCATACGAGTAGGATTAGCTGTAATAGTCTTAGCTTGTGTGCGGAACCATTCACGAGATTCGCGCTTTACAGACGGCGAGACGCCAGCCTGCATTCCTCGCTTGAGTATCGTATCAAAGACGTAAGCTACCATTAAAGCCCTAATTCCTTCTCCGTCAACACGACGAATTCCCAGTTATGATCAGCGCAGTATTCCTTAGCTGCGTGCCACTTAGCACTATTTATTCCGAAAGTCGCGACTTCACGCAGATACTTCTTCGTGGGCTTTGATCCTTTTCCTTTGGGAGTAGGAGGAACAGACTGAGAACGCGGTTTGATCTCAATCATTTTCGTAGATATCTTTCCATCTTTATCACGCATCTTAATGATAAAGTCAGGGAAATAACGATGCCACTTACCATCGAGCGGTGACTTATAAGGAATGAATAACTCTTCAGACGCCCACTGAATGATATTGGGATTCGTGTCGATGTAATTCATAAAGCGCAGCTCCCACGATGATCTGTAGATGATCTTCGTTGGATCGCCTTTATACTTCTGTGGATGCTTTGGGACGAAACGTCCTTTGTAAGGTGCCATGCCGTCCTATGTAGGGTATAAATAGCTGAACTGGAAAAGGAATATCCATGGC